CTACCTACTTTCCAAATTTAATAGATTTTGAAAATTGTTTTTAGAATAGCTCTGCAATAGTGGAGCTATTTTTATTTAAAGCTTATCTCTTCTCTTTACTCCCAGCTGTCTAGCTAGCCTATAAATCGCCTTAATATCTCTTTTAACTGCTTAGCAAGTTCTTTTATTTTAAGGTTGAATTTTTTAAATAATTAGCTATCACACGCACGCGCGTGATGTTTATAAAAAGAAAGCTTTTAAATTTTAGTTTTAGCCAATTTCTTTAGATTACATTCTAATAATTTAGATTTTTCTTCCCTATCAAAGGGTTTATTAGCTTCTTTATCGCACTCTTCACTGCATTTATTTAAGCACTTGCTTTTTAATTCTCTTTTATAAGCAATCTGCTCTTGTAAATATTCCTTATATTCTTGACAATTCTTAAACTGCTTGCCTAGTTGGTAGCTGTTATAAGCATTATTTAAAAAAGTTAATATTACTAATATTGTGTAATAAAGCACTGTATAAAAAAAACAAGATCCTATAAAATCTCTTGCTTTTGTGAAAATATATTTGATATTTGTCATTGTCTTTTTATTAGTTGTAATGGGACTATATAGCCTGCTTCGGCAGGCTGTATATTAGTTTATTAGTCTTTTTCATTAGTGAAATTAACAGTGATTTCAGGGGCTTTTATCTTGATTGCCTCTCCATCCTCACCAGTGATTTCACTTCTTAGGCTAAACTCTTCTTTACATTTTCGTTCTAGCCACCATTTAGCACTATTTACATTGCCTTCATCAATAGATTTAACGATTAAAGAAATTGCCTTTAAGCTCGGTATTCTTCTTAGCTCGTGGCAATGCTCTAAAAAGCCTTCATGTTTATTGCAATAGTTGTAAAAAGTTTGCTTGCATATATTTGCATACATACAGGCATGATTAACTTTAAGTCCCTGACAAAAACCGTCTAATAGCATTTTTATTGATTCTTTTGTCATTACTGTTTTTCTTGTCATATTCTTAATTTGTTGTTTTTTAATATAAATTATTCTTGTGGTTGCTGTATTTCCAAGGGTTAATTAAGCTTTTTTATTTTACTGGCATTCAAAAAAAGTTGTTATTTCGCCATTAAAAGAAAATTTAATAACTTTACTTGCTCCTAAGCGGTTTTTTGCTATGTTAAAAGTTCCATTATCTTCTAAAATACCGTTTTTATCTTCTTGTCTATGCAATATGATTATGCGGTCGGCATCTTCTTCAATACCACCACTGCTTTTTAAATCATTCATTGTCGGAGCATCTGTTCCATTTCTATTGAGTTGTGCCAATCCCAGCACTGCAATATTGTATTTTATAGCAATCTTTTTTAAGCTCGAAGTAATATCTTTAATCGCCGTGGCTTCACTAATATTAATATTCTTATTGTGATTTTCTCTTTTAATTATTTGAATATAATCAACTACTAGCAAGTCTAATTTTCTTTTAGCGATGTGCTGTTTAACCATTGCCTCAATTTGTTTTATTGATTTCGGACGATCATCATAAAAAATAAAATTACTCTCTCTAAGCTCTTGTTTTGATATATCATAATCTTTTTTTTCTGTTTGATTGAGTGAATTTTCGGTTATTTTCCAAGCAGGAATTGATTTATTCATACTCACGAATTTATTATAAACTTCTCTATTGCTGACTTCCAGCGAAGCGAATAAACAAACCTTCCCTTGCTTTGCAATATTTAATATTACCTGCTGGCACCAAGAGGTTTTACCGACTCTCGGTCTAGCTCCAAGCACTGTTAAAGTTTTTTTCTTAAGTCCACCACTAAAAACCTTATCTAGCTTTTTAAAACCTGTTGGCAAATGCAAGTCTTCTTTAGTTTCGCTTTCAATTTCTTTTTCTGTATCTGCAGGAGTTGATATTTTAGCATTGTCTTGATTTTCATTGTCTAATTTAGCTATTTTATCCAGCAGTTCACTGGTTGCAAAATCATATTTATCTTCAATTATAGAATTTTGAAAATATTCAAATGCTTTCAGGGTCTCTCTCTTTTGGTATAGGTCTATTAAGCTAAGAGCATAATCTCTTATATTTGCAAAAGTTGATGCTTCATTAATCATCGAAACTATTGCTTGCCTTTCTTCTTCGTTGAAACATTGATTTAAAAAAACTAATATAAGACCATCGCTATTTTTTGTTTTTCTAAGTCCTGTTATTTTCTTAAAAAGCTTTTGATGAAATGGAATACAAAAATGCTCTACTTTTGTTAAATCTTCTATTTTATCAAATTCTCTTTTTTCTTTTAGTATTAAGCCTAAAATTTGTTGCTCTATTTCTAAGTTTTGTAAGTTTTCCATTTTTTTTAATTTTATTTGTTATTATAGACGGTTTTTAAGCCGTTTAAGAGGGTTTTATTTATTTTTATAGCCAATTATCCATTGAATAATTTTAAATCGCTGTAAAGTCTTTAAAATCATTTCTTTAAATCAATTCTTTATTGATGTTCGGTAATGTTTTTTTTCCAGCTGACTTAAGCCCATACTTTAAATATAACTCAATCGTGTTGCTTAAAGTAAGTCCTCCAGCCTTCGCCTTGCTGGTTAGAACCTCCTTTAATGCATTGTCAATTTTCATAGTAAATGATGAGGTTAAGCAGTTAGTTAGAGTGCCACTTTTTGGCACTTTTTCTCTTGTCATAGTTCCTTTGTTAAATTATTAGTAATAAACTCGCTTTTTTAAAGTGGTTGCCAAGTCAATAATATTATTGATTCTTAAATTTATTGTCAAGTGTTTTTAATGTTAAAAATGAAATATATTTTAATATTTATTATAAATTTGTGATAAAATACTAATTGACATTAATAAAACAGGTGTTATATTGCTGTCAAATGATGTTATTTAAAACATTAATCAATTAAACTCAAAATCAAAATGGATAGAAAATTTATCGCTTATTATCGTGTTTCTACAAATAAACAAGAGCATGGAATTGATGCTCAGAAAAATACTGTTAGCAAGTGGATCGTTGGCAAGGGTGAAATAATCAATTACTTTCAAGAGAATATTTCAGGCAAAATTAATGATAGAGCTGAGCTTTTAAAAGCCGTTGAATCTTGTAAAAAAGAAAATGCAACTTTATTGATTGCAAAATTAGATCGGCTTTCAAGAAATGTGTCTTTTTTATTTGATTTAAAAGACTCAGGCATTGATATTGCTTGTTGTGATTTACCAGAGTTAAACACTTTAACACTGGGAATTTTTGCAACTATGGCCCAACACGAAAGAGAATTGATAGGCAAAAGAGTTAAAGAGGGCTTAGAAATAGCTAAAAGTAAGGGGAGGGTTGGAGGTGCCAAGAAAGGGGTTGACACTCAAAAAGCTGTTATAAAATCTTTAGAGATTCGTAAAATTAAAACCGTTATCAGAAATAAAAATGCAATAGCAATGGCAAAAACTTTAAGAAATTTAGGAATGAGTGTTGAGAATATCAGAAATAAAATGATAGAGGCGGGGTTTAGCTCGTCATCAGGGCTACAAATTAGCATCAAAGGGGTTTATCGTTGGTTAAACACTTAAAGCCCCTTCCTTGCCTCTCTCTGTCATTTTTAAGCTATTGCCAGAATCTAAATATTTCTTTATCCATAAATTCTACACGAAAACTAAAAAATATTACAACTTTAGCGCTGTGAGTTCCTACACTAAAAACCAATTTATTATCATCTGCTCTCAGTGTTTTGTAGTAATAGCAATAATATTTGACAAAAAGTTTATCATTAAATGGTAGAGGGCTGTGAGGTTTTTTAATTTTAGTGATAATCTTCTTTAAATTAAACTGCTGTATAACTTTTGCGGTGATAGGGTTGTTAAAATAATAACTACCAGCACCTTGATTGCTTAAAAAGTATTCAGTGATTAAGTCATATTGCAATAAAGCTATATCCTTTAATCTCGCCATTTCTTGAGGATCCATTACCTCTATTGTTTTTTTTATCTTATCGCAAAAATTAGATTTATTGATTTTGATAATATCCTCTAGTAAAGAAATACTTTCGGACTTTAAAAAGCCTTCTCTTGTTAGTAGGCTACTGTCAAAGCTGTTAATTGCTTGTTTTATTTTATTATTTAGTTCCATTTTTTTAGTTGTTTTGGGTTGTTATAGATTTTGTAAGTAATTGATAATTAATTGCCTTACAAAGGGGGGTTATATTGTCATCTATGCTATTTGAATAAGCTATAAAGCTATCTCTTAGCATATAGACAATAATTTCTTGATTTTCTACTGTTATGGTAGCTTCAGGCTCAATCTCTATGATTTTAGCCTTAATGTTCTCTATTGCATCGCTGTGATCTTCGGTTAAATATTGTGCGTAATATCCATCTTTTCCATCTTTTCCATCTTTAAGCCATCCATCCACCATTTTACTTGATTGTTGGTATTTTGCTGTTCTAGTCCCTGCTAACTCCTGTCTATATCTAGCCAATGCATCAAGCATTTGTTGTTTAGTGATCCCTCTTCGTCTTATTTTAATATATAGCTCTTTAGCTGTTTC